GATAGTGCGTATGTTCAGCTTGTCCAAGGTAGTAACGATCAGATCGTATTCTCCGTATGCGGGATCAGTGAAACTACAGTAGGTATTTTTGCTTAGGTGTATTTCTCTCAATAGATCTTTGTTAGTTAGGTACTTAATTTTAGGCACAATCATTAGTTAGAATTCTCCGTTATATGTTATATAATAGCACATTTTTATCATAATAAATAGTCTATATGACAAGGAAATCTGCTCAAAATGGCACGTAAGTCTTATCCCGAAACACCACAAGAAGAAGCTGATAGAATAAATGCTGCCAGTGGTGACCCCACCGGCATCTCCGCTGCACAAGTAGCCAACAATCGATCACTTAATGAAAAATTAACAGCATCGTTTGGCTTTGGAGGATCAGGTAAACCATCATCGGGTCCGGGAAGCAATCCTGTGGCACCTTTTTCACAGTTGACAGCAGCTATTTCAGAAAGCTTCAGCCAAGCTACCAACGAAGGACAAGCTGCATTACAAAATGCTTCATCTCTTGTAGAAAAAACAAAACTTGATGAAAAAGTTTCTGACTTAGTAGCCGGTGCAAAATCAGGTCTAAGCCAACTAGCCGGAGATGCAAAAAACTTTGGTAACAGTGCTATGGGCGGAAACGTCACGTTGAATAGTGCGGTTAGTGGTGCTGTAGACAAATTAAGATCAGTGGCAGGATCGACTAGTAACATAGCAGCAGATATCTCCGGAACAATTAACAAACTCACTGGTGGTAACCTTGCAGGCGGATTACTGAAAGCCGCCGGCAGTATCAGTGGTGCAGCAGGCATGCTCAACAATATACTTAGTCTTAAGCGCGGCATCAACATTCCAAAGGGAGCGCAGGTTTTCATGCCACAGGGGCAAGCCATACAGTTAAGTGCCGGAGCCAAAGACGACTGGCGTGTGCGAATAAACTGTGAGTGGAATACTTTCAATAGTCCGTTATTTGCAGTGCTGAAAGAAACCGGAGGTGTGGTTTGGCCATACATGCCTAATATCACAGTTAGCACCAAAGCAGAATACAGCACTATCCCTATCACCCATGCCAACTACTCACAGTACAGTTACAAAAACAGTGTGGTAGATGACATTTCAATTAGCGGAGAGTTTAGTTGTGAAAACAAAACAGATGCTGCATACTGGATAGCAGCCACAACATTTTTCAAGACAGCTACGAAGATGTTTTTTGGTCAAGGTAATCTTGCTGGTAATCCTCCTATAATCTGCAACCTCACAGGATACGGTAGTCATGTGTTTGACAAAGTACCTGTGATTATAAAATCGTTCTCAGTGGATTTCAAAGATGATGTTAATTACATACAGTGCGATCCGTTTAATGATCAGAAATATACTTGGGTACCTATCCTAAGCACTATCACAGTTGTAGTCGCACCTGTGTACAGTAGACAAGGGTTGAGAAAATTCAGTCTACAAGACTACGCCGCAGGCAAAATGTCCGGCGACAAGCAGGTAGGATATATCTAATGGCTAACTACGCAAAAACCAGTCCCTGGGCAGATACCAATCAAACTAATTTCTATCTAGATTTATTAGAGATCAGACCAGTGCCGTCTGAACCAGATGATTTTAGATATGTGATAGAGAATCAATATAGGCACAGACCAGATCTGTTGGCCTATGATGTATATGGCAGTGCTAAACTATGGTGGGTGTTTGTTCAACGCAACATGAGTGTGATAAAAGATCCCATCTATGACTTTGAACCAGGCATTGTTATCTATCTTCCTAAAAAAAGCAATCTAGAAAAGTTCTTAGGAGTATAAATGGTAGCAAGATTTATTCCTGCCGGTAAAGAGTTATTTTTTAAACCAGACGGCAGTGTAGTTATCCCGGAGTTTATAAACTCCACCATCCCTGTAGGCCTAGCTCAAAAAATAACCAATCTAGATCCTACTAGACCGTCTAATCCATTGAGAGGCGGTGCTTCTACACAACAAGAAAAAACAAACACCACAGCTGCCACATCCAAGAAAAATCTTCCGTCGTTGGTAAGAAACCCCATGGAAGTATTTGCCAGCTCTAATGTGCTGTGGACATTTGCCTGTCTTAGTCCTGCACAATACAACGATCCGAGATCATACCGAAACTCTCCAGGCGATTTGAAAAACATTGTTTTTTCATCTGCAGGCAGATTTGACGAAAATAGAGCCACAACATTTTTTGGAAGTCCTGAATTTTACATTAATAATTTTTCAATGATTAATGTAATTGGAGCCAACGAATCTACTGGTAACAGCAACGCTGTGAAATTTTCATTTGATATTATCGAACCACACTCTATGGGGCTGCTGTTACAGAGCATGCAGTCAGCTGCAATCAAAGCAGGATATCTCAGTTACTTAGACAATGCTCCTTTTGTGTTGCGTATGGACATACAAGGATTCAATGAACTGGGACAGAATTTATCCACTATCAAACCCAAGTTTTTTGTGTGTTCGTTGACATCAACAAAATTCACAGTGAACGAAAGCGGCAGCGTCTACAAGGTTGAAGCCATTCCCTACAACCATCAGGGACTTTCTAGTCTCATCAATACTACCTACAGCGATGTAAAACTTTTCGCTAGCGGCCAAGGTACTGTGTTTGATTTATTGTCAAGTGGTGAAGGCAGTCTCATGTCTTATTTGAATAAGAATGAAGAAAAATTACTAGCTGAAAAACTCATCGAACAAAAAGATGAATACGTGATTCAATTTCCTATTCTAAGCAGTGATTGGGTGTCATCGGCAGGTGATACAGAAAAAATTAAAAAGGCCACGGTTGATCCTAGGGCAGATAGTAGTGATACTAGGAAAGCAGTGTCATCAGCCGTGCCAAAAACTGATCCTCAACAATTAGATAAGAACAGCATAGCATCTGCCAGTCTAGGTCTTGACCAAAGCTCAGGCGGCAGACCTCTGTTTAAACGTGCTGGCGATCAGTACGACGAAAAAACAGGTGTGCTGAAAAGAGATGGCATGACCATAGATCCTAAAACTCGGGCTTTTCAGTTTGGACAAAGTCAATCTTTAACTGCGATTATAAATCAAGTAATTCTAAGTTCTGAATATGCCACAAATGCTCTTGACCCTAACAATCTTGTGAACGGATTTATCAAATGGTTTAAACTAGATGTGCAAATAGAACTTTTAAAATTAGATGTTAGCACCGGCGACTATGCTAAAAAAATTACTTATAGAGTAGTACCTTATCTTGTACATCAAAGCATATTCACAAACGCCACATCTGCTCCAGTAGGCTATACTGAGTTGACCAAAGACATCGTAAAAGAATATCAATATATCTATACAGGGCAGAATGTTGATATTCTTAGTTTTAACATCGAGATCAATAATTTATTTTATTCCGGCATTGCACCTAAGCCAGCAGACAACGGGGCTAATACTGCTAATCAAAATCAAAAACCCAGTGAGAAATTAAATCCATCAGCTAAAACCGGCAAAGGCCAAGCGCCTGAAGTACAGTCAGCACAGACCGGGCGCAGTAGAAAAAAACGCGATCCTGAATTATTAAAAGGGTACAAAGGTGGATCAGAAAATAAAAGCGTGGAGCAAAACGTAGCTGAAAATTTTCAACAGGCCTTTATCAGTGGCAGCAGTGCAGATATGGTGGTAGTAAATATGGAAATACTTGGAGATCCTTATTGGTTAGTTGACTCCGGGATAGGTAATCATTTCTCGGCAGCACCTGCGCCTACATCACAGATATTAGATGACGGCACAATGAATTATGAAGCCGGCAACGTCTTTATCTATATCACATTTAGAACTCCAGCAGATGTTAACACACTCACTGGCCTGTATGATTTTTCAATAGCTGGTAAGGAAAGTCCTTTTGGCGGTATATACAGGGTAAACAAGTGTGAAAATACATTTAGTGACGGCAATTGGAAACAAAAATTGACATGCCTTAGAATGCCAGGGCCCCAAGGTCCTGAAGTCAACAAAACAGTCACTGGAGATAAGCCATCTGTGATAGACAAAGCTAGTACTCCTGCAATTGAAATAGGACCAGTACAACCACCTAGTACATCACCGATTGAACAACGCAGTTCCAACACTGCTAGTACTGCTAGCACAGGTAACAATGGTAGCGCCGCCAACAACGGCACGACAGTAACAACAACATCTAATCAATCACGGAGAGTGGTAGGGTTTAGATATTACAGAGATTTAGGACAAAATTAATGGCAGAATTATCAAGACCAGCAGTTGGCGACTCAGACAGAAGTGGCGGACTCACCACAGGCATTTATATTGCCACGGTAATTAGTCACCTTGATCCGTCATTTATGGGATCTATAGAAGTTACTCTGCTGAAAGACCAAGCCAACACCGCAGGTGATGACAGTCAAACTTTTATTGTAAAGTATGCATCTCCGTTTTTTGGTTACACTCCGTTTGAGTTTATGGGAAAGAATGACGGCACTAAATCTACCATAGACGGTTTTAGCGACACACAGAAATCATATGGCATGTGGTTTGTACCACCGGATGTTGGCGTCAACGTGCTGGTGTTGTTTGTCAACGGTGATCCTGCAGCAGGCTATTGGTTTGCTTGTGTACCGGGTGTTAACATCAATCATATGGTGCCGGCGATAGCTGGCAGCACAGTGAATAGTCTAGATGCCGAAGATAAGAAAAGATATGGTAATACTGCCCTGCCCTTGCCCGTGGCCGAGATGAACAAACGCATCAACGGCGAAACGCAAGAAATTGATCCAGAAAAATACCCTAGAGTGGTTCATCCTATAGCAGACAGATTTCTTGAACAAGGATTGTTAGAGGATGATGTTAGAGGATTCACAACTTCATCGCCTAGACGAGAAGCGCCTAGCATGGTGTTTGGTATCAGTACTCCTGGTCCCCTCGATCGCAGAGTCAGCGCAAAAAAACAACAGATAGGCAAGGCTGATAGTGTAGCTACTGTGCCAGTGAGTAGATTGGGTGGTACACAGTTGGTCATGGACGACGGCAATGATAGATACCACAGAGCAACATCAGCGGCTGAAGGCCCAGTAAAATATATCGATCTATTAGATGCTGCTAATCAGAAAAAAGGCGATACCGGATCTGCAACGATCCCAGCCAGTGAATACTTTAGAGTAAGAACTAGGACTGGTCATCAGATCTTAATGCACAATTCAGAAGATTTAATCTACATTGCCAATGCTCGAGGCACAGCATGGATAGAACTTACTAGCAACGGCAAGATAGACATATTTGCCGAAGACAGCATCAGTGTGCATACTCAGCAAGATCTCAACATACGTGCTGCTCGAGATATAAATTTAGAAGCAGGCAGAAATATCAACATGAGAACTGAATCAGGCAAGTGGCATGTGGAAATCGCCACTGACATGGAGTTTTTAATCAATGCAGATGCCAAGCTCACAGTAGGTGCTAATCTTGACATATTAGTAGGAGCCAAGACTAAACTGTCTACTAACAACGATTTAGATATTGCATCTGGAGCAGAAACTAAGATTAGTTCTACATCGGATATCAGTTTAGGGAGCGGTTCAGAAGTCAAACTCAATGGTACTAAAATAAATTTTAACGGTCCAAATAATGCAGAAACTGCTGCGGCCGCTGATTTCGTAAAACCATATGACCTCAGAGACAATCCAGCTACTAGCACAGCAGCAGGCTGGGACAAGCGTTATCAAGCAGGCATAGTGAAAAGCTTCATGAAGCGAATACCTATGCATGAACCTTGGGTATTACATGAGCACAGAGCACCAGATTTATTAACACCAGATAAAACAGATAGGGATACCTAAATATGGCCACAAGACTATACAATCAACAAACAGCGGCACAACGTTCTGCTACTGTGACACAGAATCAAGGGCAATTCACCTACAAAGGATTCAGCTCCAACGAAGCTAACAAGAATTTTAAACTATACGATATCAATCTTGTCAAGCAGGATTTGATCAATCATTTTTATATTCGCAAAGGTGAAAAGTTAGAAAATCCAGAATTCGGCACAGTGATCTGGGATATGCTGTTTGAACCATTTACTCCGGACGTCAAAGAGATTATAGCCAAGGATGTAGAAGCTATCATAAACTATGATCCTAGGTTTGCAGTCACGGAAATCAACATAGACAGTACAGATCAAGGCATGCGTATACAGGCAGATTTAGTGTATATTCCTTTCAACATCAATGAACGTATGACTTTGAACTTTGACAAAAACAGTAGTGTAATTAACTAAGCAGTTTATTTTTAAGGGTAAATATTGGTATGACCACAACCAGCAGACAAAACAATCTCATACTGAATCAAGATTGGACCAGGATCTACCAGACGTTTAAAAACGCTGATTTCCGCAGCTACGACTTTGAAAATCTGCGTAGAGTTATTATCACGTATCTACGTGAAAATTATCCAGAAGATTTTAATGATTATATAGAATCCTCAGAATACATGGCGTTGATAGATGCTGTGGCGTTCTTGGGACAAAGTTTAGCATTCCGCATAGATCTTGCCAGCCGCGAGAACTTTATTGAACTAGCAGAGACTAAAGAAAGTGTGCTACGTATTGCTCGCATGCTTAGTTATAATGCCAAACGCACGGTTGCAGCCAGCGGACTATTAAAGTTTGCAACAATAACTACTACCGATACTATTGTAGATAGTAACGGAAAAAATCTTGCGCAACAGCTGATATCTTGGAACGACCCCACAAACGCCAACTGGTTGGAACAGTTCCTTACGGTGTTGAACAGTGCCATGGCAGACAACACAGAATTTGGTCGCAGCCAAGGTTCTGCTACTATACAAGGAATTCCCACAGAACAGTATAGATTCCGTACAGTTAGCACAGATGTACCTTTGTTCTCGTTCACTAAGACTGTGGCTAGTAGAGGCATGAGTTTTGAGATAGTTAGCACCGCTTTTAAAAACAGCGAAAACATCTACGAAGAGCCGCCTGTGCCTGGCAACCAATTAGGTTTTGTTTATAGAAATGATGGGTCTGGTCCAGGCAGTGCTAATACAGGATTCTTTGTTCAGTTTAAACAAGGTACATTAGAATTAGCAGATTTCACAGTAGATGTGCCTACTACTAATGAAAAAATTGCTGTAGATGCAGGTAACATCAACAATGACGATGTATGGCTGTTTTCCTTGAACTCACAAGGCGCACAACTTGAAGAATGGACCAAAGTATCGTCTTTGGTAGGCAACAACATTGCCTACAACAGCGTGACACAAGACATACGCAACATCTATGCTATCAATACCAAAGAAGATGACAACATAGATCTTGTGTTTGCAGACGGAGTCTACGGCAACCTACCACAGGGATCTTTTAGAGTATTTTATAGAACCAGCAATGGGCTATCATATACCATATACCCCAACGAACTAAGAGGTATCAATATTTCTATTTTGTATAGAAATAAAAATAATGTTGAACATACTCTGACTATCGGATTAGCCTTACAGAGTACCGTGGCTAATTCTGCGGCATCGGAAGATATTGATAATATTCGTGCCAATGCCCCAGCAGTCTACTATACACAGAATAGAATGATCACCGCAGAAGATTATAATCTTGCACCACTATTGGGTTCACAGAATATTGTAAAAATTAAAGCAGTGAATAGAACATCCAGCGGTATCAGTAGAAATTTTGACATCATTGATGCTACTGGAAAATACAGCAGTATTAATGTATTTGGAGATGACGGATATCTTTACAAACAAGAAGATGAATCTGTGCTATCATTTAAATTCACTAGCAGGATAGATGTCATTAATTTTATTAGACGCAGCGTAGAACCGGTATTTACAGAAGCCGAAGTTTATAATTTTTATTTCACAAAGTTTGACAAAATATTATTCACAGATGTTAACACTGTATGGCAATCTATCTCTACCGCTACCAGCACAGGATATTTTAAAAATGTGGTAGATAATTCTCAACTCAAAGTTGCCGGATATTCTACCAGCAGCTTAAAATACGTATTATCTAACGCAGCAGTGAAGTTTATCCCACCCACTGGATTTAAATTTAAAAAAGGAAAATTAGTTGCGACCAACGTCAATGATGCTGAGCAGACAGATTATATCTGGACGAAAGTTGTTAAGATCACAGGTGACGGAACATATGTTAAAGGACTAGGGCCTATAACACTCAGCGATCTAGTACCCACAGGCGCTGTGGCCCAGCGCATAGTGCCAAGATTTGTCAGCGACCTGCCTGTGGCACTTGAAACTGAAATTGTCAATCAAGTGTTTAATAATCAAACATTTGGATTAAGATACGAGACTACAGAATCTCAATGGAAATTGATCACTACCAGCAATTTAAATCTAACCAATGATTTTACTTTAGGTAAAGCCGGCGACACCACGAACACCAACATAGACAGCTCGTGGGTAGTAGCTTTTGTCAAACAGCCCGATAGCTATATTGTGCGAATTAGAAAGCAATCATATATTTTTGGTAGTATCCAACAAAATAGATTTTATTTTGATAGCAATGAGAAACAGTATAATGACCAAGTAGGAGCAGTGGTTAAAGATCAGATCACGGTGTTAGGAATTAACACCAGCAAGGATTTTATCACGGAGCTTAAACAAGATGTACCGTTTGAAATTAGTGATACAATAAAGTTCGATGACGGCTATGAAAGCACTAACGAAATTAAATTAAGTTTTAGAGATGCCGATGACGACGGAGTTATTGATAATCCCGAATCATTTGAAAACATTGTAGGACTAGATCAAGATTTAAATTTCTTATTTTTCCTAGCTTCAAACGATGTCTACGGAACAGAAATTAAAACACTCATAGATAACTCAACTGATTTAATTTTAATTAGACAAAAAGAGGCTGGAATAACTTTCAATGACGTTGTGACCTATCCCGATCAACAGTTGATATATTTCTATGACTCTGCTGAAAACATTATTAAGCGAGTAAATCGAACCACTAATACTTTAGACATAGTCAACGAGTATACAGCAGTTGTTGGTAGAAGAAATCTCAAATTTCAATACACCCATAATGCCAGTGTAGATAGAAGGATTGATCCTTCTACTAGTAATATCATTGATATATATCTGCTAATTAGAAACTACGACGAAAATTACAGAATATATCTCGCAGGCGGAACCGATGTTGAACCAGTGGCTCCAACCAGCGATGCATTGAGAACAACATTTGGCGCAGCATTATCATCGATTAAATCTATCAGTGACGATATTATATACCATCCTGTGAAATACAAAATACTGTTTGGATCTAAAGCAGATGCCAAATTACAGGCAGTATTCAAGATTGTAAAAAATCAAAATCGTTCAATCAATGACAACGATCTCAAAGTTAGGGTAATTACTGCTATCAACAGCTTCTTTGATATTAACAATTGGGATTTTGGCGACCGGTTTTATATGGGCGAACTAACCACATATATTTTAAACACAGTGTCTCCAGATCTTGCAAACATTGTGATAGTACCAAAACAATCTAATCAATCATTTGGTAGTCTTTTTGAAATACAGAGCAGATCAGACGAAATACTGATCAGCGCAGCCACAGTGGACGATATAGAAATCGTCTCTGCTATCACAGCATCTGAAATAGGTGCTAGTACTAACTCTATAGTGTCAACAACTTATTAATATGGCCGATAAATTTCCTAACAGTCAACTACCAATACGCAGATCAGTAGAACTGCTACCAGTAATTTTTCAAACTCCGGCTAACGATAAATTTTTATCGGCAGTAGT